CGCCCTCCACGATCTCCGTCATGGGCCGGAGATGCTGCGTAAGCGAATCCAGCATACCGCGAGTGACGGCGCTACGGATCCGCTGGAGATCCATCACATAGTCCGCCGCTGACAGCCCGACGATGGTATGCGGCTCAAGATCCGGCGTGAAGAGCGCAAACGGCACATCGTCCACAACGGTATCAAACGGCTCACCGTCTTCGTCTACCGCCCACTCCCAATTGTCCCCAATGCACCAGATCCGGTGTCGCTCGGCAATGTCGTCTTCGTCCATGTCCAGCTTGACATAGACCTCCGCAAACGGCACGTCCCGGGTAGCTTCGTCCTGCTCGTCCTCTTCCTGCGGATTACGGTTGTCAACCCGCCGCGCAGCTCGAAGCTGCTCACTGCCGGGATCATCCTGCTTCTTGCCGACGTGCTGACGGACCTGCTCACGAGAGACGCCCATCGCAATCAGCTCGGACGCCGGCATCTCCCGAACATGCCCGATCAGCTTGGCGTCCTCCTTGGACCTAGCCGCCGGAGAGAAGATAAACTCCTCCGGGGGCACCGCCTCAATTCGCACCCGCCCGTCGTCCCGAACGCGACGGATATGAACGTCAAACGTCTCTCCCTGCGCCTCCATCAACTCATCTTCCGCGCCCTCCTCTATGAACTCTATGTCGAGATCCGGCTGACGCTGAAGAAACGCCACCTCATTGGCCGTCAGGTTGTCCTGCTCCGACCCGACGACCTCGACCTTCTCCTCCCACCAATACTTCACGACCCCCAGCTTGCGAACCAGGGCGTCCTTGAGCATGGAATAGAAGGTTACGAAGCCATCGTTGTCCTCCTTAACCGCCCAATTAACACCGTTCGTCATAGACTCGGCAAGCTTCACCTGCTCCGGATGATCGGGAGCAAACTCCACCACCTCGTCCGGCCCGAAGAAGATCCGCATGAGGCTCGGAAGGATGCCCTGCACGACATCGCGGACCGTGGTGTCCACCACCTGAGAGCGCCCCTTCTCCTCGTTTCCGAAGGGCTCTCCCATGTAGTAGTCCGTGGCCTTCTCCATCTCCGGGTCGAGGTTCTCCCGGCGCCACTGGACCGCCTCCTCGATCATCCGGCCGACCACGGCCTCCGGATCATCCTCCGGCAACTGCGTCTGCGGATCGCGGATACGTACACCCGTATCAAACATTTCCGCGCCCAGCAACGCCCCTTGATCCTCGTGCGGCATATAACCTCGTCAGTTACCGTCGGATGGCCGTCGCGTCTCGAACCGTTCGCGTCTTAGCACGCTGCCGACGCTGAAACCTCTCCAACCGCTCATCAATCATGTTCTGCAACCGCCGTCGTACTTCATCTGGCTCTGCACCACGCACTTCCGGATCCAGCAGGGCACCTTCAAATTCGTCCGCAAACTGCTCCGTTACGACCGGATCTTCTCGGAGAAGGCCAAGTCTATATGCGGCCTCTCGAATCCCTCGGTTAGCCACCAGGCGGTTCTTCTCTTCCTCCGTCAAATCCTCCTGCTCCAACAGCTCCTTCACCCGATCTTCACTGTCCAACACGTTGGCGAAGTCAATCAGATGCCCCAGCTCATGAGACATAACCGACCTGTCCTCAGCCCTATCATCCTCCACCAGGATTGTAGAGGGGGCAAAACGATTCGTCAGAGCCGCGCTTTCACCTAAACTCGGCAAGCTACGCACGTTAATCTGCCGTCCCAGGATAGCAGAGAGCGTATCCCGAAAGCTACTAGGCGCTGTCGGGATTGGCACTCCGGGATCCTGCGGCGGGGAGAGTCTTCCAGGGGAGCGTTCCTGGCCTCCTCCCAGCCTCTCCAACAGCTCTCCGAGACTATTCGGCGGTGTAGCCATCAAACGACTGCGATGTTACGCTTTAGAGGCTCATTCCAATTGCTGCTGTCCCGGTTTCCGTTCACCAGGATACTCAAGTCCTCCGCAAAGGTGAGCACGAACGCATCCGCCACATCCGGCGACTTGCGCGCTCGCTTCTTCGTATCGTCCTTCGGCTCCACCTTAATCTTCCCGGTAGAGGTAAACTGGTATTTCGGCATAACCAGCTCCGACGCGAGGATGTCCTGCGGATCCTCTCTATCATCCGAGCCCGGCTCCAGCCGCACGTCCTGCTGCTCTAACCATTCCCGGGCCTGCCACCACAACTCCGACCGCGCCCGCATGAACTTGTCAGACACGGCAGAGGTCTCACTGACGTTCACACCCCGGACAGGAAGGCCCAGCTCCCGAAGCCGGTCCACCACGCCACCGCCCATCCCGATGGAATCCACCAGTATCGTTCGGGGGCGCTCATGCTGGCCTGCATCGTCCCAGCGGGATTTCACCCGCCCGGCTGTAGCCATGAGATCCGTGCTGTCCCATACATCCAGGACCCGAGCCGAGCGGTTCGTCCGATCTACGAGCGCACAACGGTCGTCTCCGAACCGGGCTACGTCCAGGCCCCACACCCGGGCCGCATCGTTTCTCTCCATCACATCCCGCTGCCGGGCCGATTCCACCCACTCGAAGGGGATGACCGTATCCTGGTCAGACTTCGGAAATTTTCCCAGGCACCGGATTCGGAAGGCGTTGGAGTCTCGCCCGTATCGCCGGGCCACCTCATCCACGAAAGCTTCCGTAACCCGGGGGCTGTCCCCGTGGCTAACGTGCAGCGTCGTCCACTGGTCCTGAAGCCGGTGAAAGCAGTCGAAGAAGAAGCCGCTGGTCCGCACCGGGTTTCCAATGAGCAACGTCGTCGCATTAGCCGACGACATAGACCCGATGGCAGCCTCGTATACCTGCTCGGGGATACCCGACGCCTCATCCCCGACCAGGAGGACGTGCTCCGCATGGACGCCCTGAAGGGCCTCCGGAGATTCCGCCCGACTGGTCCGTGCCTCCAGGAAGCTCTCTTCCGGGGCCGACGTGAGGTATATCCCTTCCGCCTTGATCGTAAAGAGATCCTGGAGGAGGGGAGGGAGTCGCTTGATCCACTTCTTGATCTCCGGCACCAGGGCGCCCTTTAGCTGTCCAGAGGTGGGCGCCGTCACGACCGTCTTCTGCGGAAACCGGCAGAGAAGCATGTAAACGCTGCACCAGGCGGCTCCGGCCGTCTTCCCCGGCCCGTGGCAGGAGCGTACCGCTATCTGCCGGTCTCCGCGTCCGAAGGCCCGCAGAAGACGCTTCTGCCAGGGGTCCAGATCTACGTCCAGCACCTCCTCGACCATAAGGACCGGCCCCTCCTCGCCTGCTGCCGGTCCGTACCGTGCTACGAACTCATGAAGGGCTGTAGGGCTCTTTGCCATCGCTTCAGTAAACGCTACTATGCGCGAAAGGCGTCAGGCCGTCAGCACCCACTACGAAAGTGATAGACCCGCTAGCCGGTATTAGGACATGCGCCCACTGTGGCGGTATAACATCCCGCCCTACAGAGACACTCGTAATTCGGGCCGCTACGTGTTCATACGGCGCCACCGATACCCATTCACACTCTTTCGTAAAAGCATGAACGGGGATATCCGACAGCTCCTCTCGGCCGGGGCCGCCCAGGATCTCTACCCGCATGTAGTGCTCACGCTCGTTCTCTACGCAAATCGGCGTCTGCCCCTCAAGCTGTCGTGCCCGCGTCATAAGGCTACTCTCCTGCGAAGGAGAGCACGAAAAGATCGCCAGTGCCATGACACCAACAACAATCACGGCCATAACAAGGAGACGATCCCTTCGTGTATACATGGCTACTCCTCGTCCTCTACCAGAGTAATTCCGCCCCCTACCGACCAGATGACCTCTACTGTGACTTCCAGGCCCAGGCCCAGGATCGATACGCTGGCACCCAGGCGGTTCATATCCTTCTGGACCACCACCCTGGCGTCTAGCAGATGAATTACAGCCGTATCATCGACCCAATCACAGTACAGGGTTGCAGCCGACCGAACCCGATCCGGGAGGTACTTCACTCTTCGTCCACGACCTCGGCCTCCAGCATCTCCCTTTCCGCCGGCCTCTCTACCTGCTCCATCGAGCCGGCAGAGCGGAGGGCGTCCAGGTGGAGGCTACCCACGCTCAGGTTCACGTTCGTCTCGTCCTTCTCCTCTCCAAAGTCCTTCCGGTTGTATTTCTCGGCCAGGTACTTTCTGTGGCCGACTCGCATCTTGAGGAGCTGCGCTTCAGCCGAAGTTTCGGGGTTGGTCTCTTCCGACTCCAGTAGACTCAGCGCATCCTCCACGAGAAGATGCGACCGGAGCTTCATGGCCTGGTGCCACTTCTTGATCCTCTCCTCACCCCCGGCCTTCCGCCAGCGGTATAGCCAGGACCGGGAAGGGAAGTCCGGGTGCCCCGGAAGGAAGCCCTGGAAGTGCTCCGCTACGTTTTCAACCCTCGGCTCGGTTGCCAACAGATCAAAGAGGACATCCTCACCGCCCAGCTTCTCCAGATGGGCTTCAAACTTTCTGAGCTTAGGCTCGCCGGGCATAAAATAACCTCCGGGCAATATGGTTAGTGTTCGGGAATTCTTCTTCAAAAGAAGATACCAAAACGCAACTCCTGTCCTTAAAATACATATCGCGGAGTGTGAAAACTTTTCACACCCCATATATGTGCTAATTTTCAAAATTTCGAATTTTTCAGCCAGGAGTCCCCGATCTTTGTCAGGGGCATTTGCAATCGCGCCCCCGCTGACGAAAACGAAGGGGGGCATTTGCAAACTTCGGATATAGGACCCTGCTGTTTCGCGGTTTTACCAACATCGGTAAGTAGCTCATTCGTATTCCGGTGGTATAATACACTAATCCCTTCGTATTCTGTAGTACAAGGCCAGGCAAAGCCAACGCGAGACCACGGCTGTAAGTGCATACATGCTACCAGTTAGGCGATGCTGCCCACCGGATTGGTGATCCGGCGCTCTCGTTTGGCCCGGGTCCAGGCAGCTAGTGTGATAAGAGCGACACGGTGTTACGGAGCGGACACTAAAAGTGACTGGCGAGTCAGTTTCCAGCGCAGGCATGGAGCGTTTGCCAGAATCGCGCCGGGCAAGGGTTCAGGGTGCAGTGGCGCTGATTGGAGCGGATCTCTGTATCGCTGGAAATCCACTAACCTCAAGTGATGCACTGAGTTACCTGCATCCCCGGCCCCTCCGTCCCGCACTCGCCCCTTGCGCTCTCACGCAGGTACGTGTACTATGGACGTGCGCAGGGGAGGAAGACCCTCAACGGGAGGTAGCCATGATCCCCGGAGCATGGAGACGACGCACGGTGACTGAGACGTATCCCGGCGGTATCGAGATCGAGGAGACGGAGCTGTACTGGGACGAGGACGCGGAGCCGGAGTGCGATACGTGTCTGGACGACGGACGGTGGGTCGCCCCGGACGGCACTGCACAGGCCTGTCCCGAGTGCGAAGGGAGGTAGAGGGTAGTGGAGACGGCGGCATGGCAGTGGGGCCCGGAGACCGACGCCGATGGATACCCGACGGAAGCGACAACCCCAGCAAGGAGAGAACGATGAACACGACGACACGCTACCGGAGCGACCGCCAGACGCAGATCGCTCGCCTGATGCTCAGGGCCGCCGGCATGGAGATCATGCGGGGCTGGCACGAGGACGCCGGTATCCCGGCCAATGAGCTGGATCCCGAGATGGACATCCAGGACCCCGGCGACATCGACCACCTGCACGACGTGGCGGGGCTGCTGACGGCAGGCATGGGCATGCCGTCCGGCTACGCCGACGCCGAGGAGTGGTCATGGGTGCGGCAGGGGATGCAGATCTATGTGGACGGGCTGGAGCTGGAGGGGTCGTGACCGACCCGCACGGCTGGCTTGAGTTCGCCCGCGAGGTGTGGTACTACCCGGAGTTCTGGGAGGTGGACGGCCGCGAGCACCGGCTGTCAACGGGCGGGTGGAGCGGGAACGAGTCCGTCATCGGTGCGATGCAGGAGGAACGTCTTGCCGACGCGGCGGCTTTTACTGCCAACCCAAGTAAGGGAGGAAACCGATGAAAATTCGTAGCATGATCCGACGCGGAACGGGCGCCCTACACGCGGCACTAAGGCGCTTCGTCTACTGGACGGGCGTGGCGGTGGGGGCCGTGGCCTGGACGGTGCTGACGGTCCTCCTACTTGGTGCTATCGGCCTTACGGGCTGGCCCCTGCTCTTGCTGTCGGCCATTAGCGGGCTTTTCTTCGGCGCCACGCTGCACGAAGGGCGAGACGACGGGGAGAGCTACGGCGCTCGGCTCACGACAGCCGCCGGGAGCATCATGGCAGCCGGCGCCGTATTGGCCATTCCTATCAGCGTGGGGGCTATCTTCGCGCTTGGAATCATGGCCTTGGTCGGGTAGCACGTCCCGGCCCCATTCCACGTACAACGCCCCCTCTCCGGCCCGGCGCCGGGAGGGGGCTTTTTCTTTGCCCTTTCTGTGCCTCTCTTGACCTGCTGACAGGCAAAGCGATAGCAGGGCCTATGCCGCTAACC